CCCCTACACCGACCCCAACACCTACCCCTACACCTACTCCAACACCAACTCCTACCCCAACACCAACACCAACTCCTACACCAACACCTACACCAACACCGACCCCAACGCCAACACCTACACCAACTCCTACACCAACTCCTACCCCAACACCAACACCACCAGATCTATTCATTGGTGCTGGGCTGAATACTTCTTATGGTACTTTTTCTAACAGTTTCACAGGTGCAGGAAAATTGGGTGATGAAGCCATCCTAGATTCCACAAGCTCGAGTCAGTATGGTTCTGATTATGTGAACTGGGAAATAACCCCTCAGGTAAGTGGTACTCTAAATTATAATTTTACCTTCACGAACCACACCCTTGAATCGAATGTCAATGGAACCCATGTGACTAGTTATGGGATGCCCTCATCAGATAACCTGACAGGATCTTTTGCTGTGACTGCAGGTGTACCATTCTACATCACCATTGTCAGACCCGCAGACATCGATGGCAATGGCAACCCCACCACCAACCTGCATGGTTGGATGTACATAGCACTTTAAGGGGAACACCATGGTTATTCACTTTGAACTGCATCCTAGCTGGACTCAATCCTTACTATTTGGAGATGCGCTTAGAGCTGGGGTATCCTTAGGGAAGGATAATCACTGGCATTACCAAGGAATTACTGGACTTTGGGTGGTTTCAGGTGGATTCCTAATCATTGAAATCATCGAAAAACCCTGTGATATAGAACCCAGTTTGATCAGAGTTACTATCCGACAGATTCAGACCAAACTGATGCAGCAGAGGAAATCTAAAAATGGCAAGTGAAGTTAATTTCACACTGGATCAGGGGGCCACTTTTTCCCAAACCCTTATTTATAAGGACTCGGAAGGTGTCCCTGTTAACCTCACTAACTACACTGCCAGATCCAAAGCTCGCGCATCCTTAGAATCAAATGTAGTTATCTGGAATTTAACCAACGGCAATGGCATCACCTTAGGTGGCGCAACTGGGGAAATTACCTTAACACTTTCTGCAGCCACTACTGCTGATTATGAACCAGGGTCAGTCTATGTTTACGATCTAGAGATAGTGAACGGCAGCACTGTCACCCGACTAATTCAAGGGCAGGTCACTGTTAATGGTGAGGTAACCCGATGAGTGATCAAATTCTTATTCAGAATCCTGACCAGCTTGAGGTTATCAATCAGCCCTCACTCTTAATAGAGTCTGCACCCAACCGGATCACTTTAGACCCATCCCCCATTGTGGTGGTAGAGGATAAACGACCTACCCTAGAGATCTACCTGCATGGGCCTAGAGGCTTAAAAGGCGATCAAGGTGATGCTGGTGAAGGTGGGAATAACTACACCGAATTTAGAGACCTAAATGATGTGCTGTTGGTGAACTTAGCTGATGGTCAACTTATTAAATATAACCAGAGTTTTGACAGCTTTGTAAATTCAGATTATCTCGATGGTGGAAACTTTTAAGGAACTGCAATCATGGCTAACACGATCAGATTAAAAAGAAGAACAACAGGTGCAGCAGGTTCCCCTGCATCCCTTTACAATGGGGAAATTGCAATTAATGAAGTGGGTGGATCCACTGCTTGGATTGGCTACTATGGTTATGGTGACGCAGGTGGTGGTGTGGCAACCTCAGTAGTAGCTGCCTTTGGCCCTGGTGTAACTGGTTCTCTCACAGGCACACAAACTTTTTCAGGGACTAACACTTTCACAGGGTCAGTCACTCTAACTGGCACAGTCTCAGGAACTGGCATCAGCACTTATGTTCTGGGAAAAAGGCTCGATGAATTTGCAGTGCCTACAAGCAACATAAGTCTTAACTCTAATAAAATAACTAACCTTGCAGATCCCACTAGCGCACAGGATGCAGCTACCAAAGCCTATGTGGATGCAGCGCGATCTGGTCTAGATGTCAAATCATCTGTCAGGGTAGCGACCACTGCAAACATCACATTGTCAGGCACACAAACCATTGATGGTGTGGTAGCATCTGCGGGTGATCGAGTCCTGGTAAAGAACCAAACAGCAGGAGCGCAGAATGGCATCTACGATGTTGCTGTTGGAGCTTGGACACGCTCAACCGATGCAGACACCAGTGGTGAATTTAACTCAGGTGCATTCACCTTTGTGGAAGAGGGCACAACCAATGGTGGCAGGGGTTATGTTTTAACTACAGCAAACACAATAACCTTGGGAACAACCTCCCTAGCATTCACCATGTTCAGCAGCTCGGGTGCTATCACTGCTGGAACTGATCTATCATTCTCAGGAACCACCCTCAATGTGAATGTGGATGGATCGAGCATCACCACTAATGGAAGTAATCAGCTAGCCATTCACAGTTCTTATGTGGGTCAGTCCTCTATTACTACCCTAGGAACGATCACCACAGGCACATGGAGTGCTACAGCAATTGCCCTGTCTAAAGGTGGCACAGGTGGGGATCTATCGGCAGCAGCAGAAGGGGCCATCTTCAAGAAGTCTGGAAGCAGTTTGACTGCAGCAAGTGCAGGCACTGACTATCTTTCTAGTTCATCTACCATTGATGGGTCAACCTTCTAAGGACTGCCCATGGCAAACATCATCAAGCCCAAGAGATCCTACACAGCAACCAATACCCCCACTCTGGCTAGTGGGGAACTTGGAATAAATGCAGCCGATGGTAAAATCTTTTTAGGAAATGCAGCAGGCAGTGCTAATGTTTTGGTTTCATCTTTAGCTCGATCTGATCATACTGGAACTTTAACTGTTGCAAATGGTGGTACAGGTTTAGGAACCTTAACTGCAAATAATGTGATCCTTGGTAACGGCACCAGCACCCCAAGCTTTGTTGCTCCTGGTGCATCTGGCAACCTACTCACGAGCAATGGGACAACCTGGCAAAGCTCTACCCCAGCCGCATCATCATCCATGCCAACTGGCGCACTTATGCCCTATGCAGGGGCCAGCGCACCTACTGGATATCTTTTATGTGATGGAAGTTCTGTCAGTAGTTCAACCTACCTAGCACTTCATGCAGTCATCAGCAACACCTATGGTGGATCAGCTTACACAGGAGCAGGCGCATTAAGCTTTAATCTGCCAGACCTCAGGGGCAGGCTCCCGATGGGTGCTGGCACAGGTACTGGGCAGAATGCATCAGGAACAGGGGCACCAAGTGGAACCGCACAAACAGCTAGGACTAGGGGCCAGTGGCTAGGGGAAGAAACGCATCTGTTGACCACTTCAGAAATGCCAAGCCATAGCCACACAGCAAACACAGGAAGTGCAGGTAGTCACTTCCATAGTTTTGGCAGACCAGCAGTATCTTACATGGGAACTGGCGGAAACTTTAGCTTGTCAACGCCAGCAGGAGCGCTTCACAGGTTTTCAGATAGTGATAGTGCAAACGACACAGACACAGCACCCAACCATCAACACACGATTACCGCAGAAGGTGGGGGTGCAAGGCATAGCGTTGTTCCCCCTGTAGTAATCTTAAATTACATTATTAAAACTTAGGAAAAATCATGGAAATACTAATCACTGAAATGACCACCAGCGAAAACATCACAGGCTTCAATGTCACCTTCATCAATCGCACCAAAAAGAAAACGATTAATGATGCCGACTTTTTTGAAGATGGCAGTGACATAGCACAAAAAGTTATTCAGCTTAAACGACTACTTAAAATTCACTTTGATGCACAGGTGTAACTCATGAACCTAATACCCATCCTACTATTAACCCTAGGCCAGCAGGTTACCCTGCCTCAAGAAATCCATGGTCAACCAGGAGCATTCATCAGCATCCCATCTGTCACTGATTGCAAGTCAGTGCAGTGGGTGGTACTGGATGCAGGGCTGAACCTGTTCCCTGTGGAACTTTTGCGAGATACCACCACCGCAGTGGTGAGCGCGAATAGTCCAGGGAAGTTCCGAGTCTTGGCTTATGCAGCCAAAGGGGATGCAGCTTCCAAACCTAGCATCACCACTGTCATCATTGGGGATCCACCTGAACCCACCCCAGCACCTGATGAAAACACATCCAAACTAATCCGAGAATTAAAGTCACTTTATGTGTCATTGGGTGAGGATGATAAACAGGGTAAGGTTAAAAAACTAAGTGAGCTTTATGCCAGCTTTGCAACCACTGTTAAGGGTGAGGAAGTTACCACAGCGGGTGAACTGTTAGGCATTTGCAAAGAAGCTGTGGCAAGGGTGCTAAGTCCTTCAGATTTGCGGGAAATCAGAGTCAAGATACAATCAGAGTTGTCAGGTTTCCCGACTGATCCAGATGAAAAGCTGGATGACAAAATAAAAAAAATGATAAGTGGGAAATTTATGGAAATATCTAAAGCCCTAGAGCGAATAACTAAATGACCGGACCAACCAATCTAGGATGGATTCCACCCAGTGAACGCACATCAGAACAGAAAGAACTGGATTCCCAAATTCAATCTCGATGGGAACCCTTTAAGATCAGGGGCAAATACAAAGAACCCACCTCAGCCCTTCTCTATCGCTTCATTCATGATCATAAACCCTTCTATCAACAAACCGGATCATGCGTTGGCAATGGCCTAGGAATGGCACTGTGGTGCCTAGAATCAATAGAGGTCAACCAACTAGGCCAGCTTGAAAATCCAGTATGTCCATTCTGGTTATTGCCCTATGGGAAATCGCGCGAACTTGCTGGGATGAGTGGTAGAGGTGAAGGAAGTTTCGGCAGTGCAGCAATAGAAGCACTAATGAAATTTGGCACCTTGCCATCGGATGACCCATCTGTACCAAAACCAAAATTAGTAGATGGTGCATGGACATGGGGGGAAGCTGCTGAAATGCAGTGGTCAGATGGTGCAGCAATCAAACCTGCATTCCTATTACAGTCTAAAAAATACACCCTGCAAACATCCGCACGAATCAAGTCCTGGCAAGAAGCCAAGGCTGCCCTCATCAATGGATACCCTTTAACCTGTGCCAGCAACTGGGGTGGGGAAATGCAACCACCAATTAAAGGCACACCTGCAGTCATCTTAAATAGAAGGGTGACCCAGTGGGGTCATCAAATGTGCTGCCTTGCATGGGTGGATCATCCCGAGCTTAACGACATTTTCTGGATTCAAAATAGCTGGGGTGTGTGCCATGGGAAATCCCCTGGTAATTACCATGAACCAGAAGGTGGATTTTGGATTCAGGCTAAGGACATGGATTGGATTTGTAAGGATGGGGAAGTGTTTTCCCTGTCAAATTTTGAGGGTTTCCCAGTACAGAAACTTGATTGGTTAATTTAACAGGAGAAAGTATGTATTTTATCGTAGCAGCAATCTTGGCAGTAGCACCAGTGGATTCTTCCTGTGAAGAATGCAAACGATTCAGCCAATCATGTGTATCAGGTGCAGCAGTTTACACCTCACCCGCACCAAGAATCACCCGTGACCGATTTAGAATTAAAGGCAGATTTAAAAGGGGGGGATGCTGTGTATAGCTTTGACTGGCTAACTATCATTGACCGATTAGGGCTACCAGTGGTGGCCCTTATAGCCATTGGTTATGGCATCCATAATAGTGCTAGATGGTTAGGAAATAACATCCTAATGCCCATTCATCAAAGGCACTTGATATTCCTTGACCGATTAGAGGCAGGCATATCTAGGATCGTAGATACCCAACACGATCAAAGCAGCCAGATCATCCATCTAACACAAAAAATTTCAGACCACCTAGAAGCACAGGAGAAAAAGAACTAATGCTATTACCATTTCCCCAGGACTTACCCATAGAGGGTGTAGGAATATTAATCGACAGACTTAGGGGCAAACCTATTCCCCTACAAACAGCTCTCAATGCAGCTTGGAATTTAGCAGGTTATGCTGCCACCCAAGTACCCTTGAATCAACCAGTCACAGAAGTAAACCACACCTACCCAGTATCAGATGCTGAGGTGATCACCTTATTAGAAATGATCAAAGGTGAGTATCAAAACCCGCCTGAAGGTTCACCCATCAAGTTTGCAGTTATCCCATGGGGTATAGTGTTGAAAGTCCTGATCAAATTTCTGATCAATGCTGCATTCTAGGCAGCCAGATCGATTATGTTTTGGAATCCCTAGGTCATCTAAATGGCCTGGGGTTCGCACCCAGTTTCTAAAGTTGAATCCATTCTGCGCTGCATGTGGTAGCACCGAAAAATTAGAAGTGCATCATGTCACACCATACCATACCCCTGCAGGCAAATCCCTAGAACTAGACTTTGAAAATCTAATTACCCTCTGCATGGGAAGTGGTCGCTGTCACTTTGTTCATGGCCACCTGCTAAACTGGCGCTCTCATAACAGAGATGTTAGGATGGACTGTGTCAGGTATTATCGGAAAATTGAAACACGACCTTAGGATGGATCCGCACTAGGATCCCCTATGCCTACAGTCCGGCTGATTGAATGTTTATTATGCGGCCAAACGAAACCACACAAATCTAGAAACCTCTGCCTAGCCTGTTATCAGAGGCCAGAATCTGACCCATTAAAGATTGAAACCAGACACAGGGTAGAAAGAAATACCAACGCATTTCTAGAACCTGTTGGGTTACCAGATTCCCCAACTCATTTTCTACCAGGGTCAGAAGAAAAGATGGCAGTGATGGCGCAGAGGCTAGAGGATCTTAGGGAAATTCATCACCCAGATGATGCGGTGGTAACACCTGATTGCTATTTTAAATCAGATGGAAGCATGAAGAAAAGAAAAGGTGTGCTATCAAATAATTGGGCACCTAGACGAATTACCCTTGACATCGATGATGATGATCTACTAGACTTCTAATTATCTAGTACAAAGTCGCTTGGTTTGGGACCAAGAAGTCGCAGGTTCGAATCCTGTCTCCCCGACTCGCATAAGTGGTTTGTCCTAGATAAGGTTTTTAATTGCCCTTATTAGGATGGAACCCTATGAAAAGCTCAGTAGTCATTTCGTTTCGTAATTTTCTGGACTACCTCCAGACCTATCTACAAAACTCAACCGAACTAACCACACATCGCTGTGCCCAGGCTAAGTTCCTTGAGTGTGTCAGTTTACCCGATCCCAAGAAATTAGCTGTAACCCACCTGCGGAAGTTCCGAGATCACATGATTGCTCAGGGTCTGGCCCGCAAGACCATTAGGGAATACCTGCACCGGATTATCCGGTGGGTGGGTTTCTGCTGGGAGCAGGGCAAGGTTAGCCAAGCAACCTACCTAGCATGCAAGTCTATGTGGATGCCTAATCCTAGGCAGGGTCGCGCACCTGTCAGGACTAAATCTGTAACTTGGATACAAATTGCAGAACTCCTACCACATTTACCTACATATCTTTCTAACCTAATCCAGCTGCACTGGCTGACAGCTGCTAGGCCATGCGAGATAGTGCAGATCAATTCAAACAACTTTTCCAAAGTTAAGCCTGATCTATGGATCTGGACTTTACCTGACCATAAGGGCGCTTGGAGGGGTCAGGATCGGCAGCTATACCTTGGGGCTGATGCCATTAGGATTGTTCAACAGATTGAACCATCCCCCAAAGGATTCCTATTTCCAAGTAAAAAAAATATTGAGGGATTTTTAACAAGGCTAACCTACCAACGGCAAGTGAAAAAATGTACCCTACATTTAATTAAGAATGGAATCCTAACGAACCCGCCTGAATGGACTATTAGAGGCATTCGCTCTGGCCGAGCAAGACAGATGCAAACTATGCATGGTCTAGAGGCCGCACGAATATTGCTGGGTCATACTGATCAACGGATGACCAGTCACTATGCAGGGACACCGATTCCCAATGGTGACTTTATTGGTGGCCTCAATCATGAAATTCAAAACTAACACTTTAGACAACACTATTTAGAAAGGATTCTAACCATGAATAATAATCAAGACGATGCGAAACATTTTAAACTTGTTCAGGATGAACCATCAGGGCAGGATGCCCTACCTTCCAAAAAGAAAAATAAAAGACCCAAGCACTGGCGGTTTTTCACCGAGCTTGAATTGCTTGTGATTAGGTCTGTTAAAAAAGAAATCATATCAGCACAGCAAATAGCCAACCTCCTTCAGCTAGATAACAGCAGTAGCTTTAGAGCATGCCTGTCTAACATGGTCGAACGCATGATCATCATCCGAGCCAAGGGTGGTTACAAAATCAACAGATAGCCATGTCAGACTTCTGACGGCAGATGTCAGGCAGGTGTCAGACAGACAACTACAAACTATTCGGATAGGATAAGTTTATAGGAGTGACACACATGGCACGGATGACAAGACAAATGGCAAATCTGTTACTGGATCAGATGAGTAAGGTCTTGGACTTTTCTTCACAACTGCATCCTGAGAATACCAAACGACAACAGAAGCACATTGAAGGGAGGGTGAAACGACACCTAGAAGTTCTGGCTGAGTACATGGCGGTTTTACATGACGATGAACCCAAAGATAAGGAGTAGCAAGGATGCCACTGGTATTAGAAAGAAAAGTAAATGAATCGGTAATGATCTGGGATGAGAGTGATCCTAACCAAATTCTGGTAGTCACCCTTAAAAGAGCAGTGGATGGATCCTATCAAATGGTTTTTGAAGGACCAAGGAACTTTAAAATCTTTCGCAAGGAAATGTTAAATGACAGCTTTGAAGACAAAAAATAATACTGGTAAACCTGCTGAATTGGCAGCTATTAAAACAGATGCAGTTCTGATCCAGGGTGATCTATCCACCCTGACGGAAGATCAACGCTCTTCCTATTATCTGAAAGTCTGTGAAAGTCTTGGCCTAAACCCACACACCCAACCCTTTGAGTTTATCCCTTTGGGTGGGAAGTTGAAGTTATACGCAACCCGAGCTTGTTCTGATCAGCTTAGGAAACTTCATGGGGTTAGCATCCAGATCCTATCTAGGGAACTGGTGGAAGACATCTACACAGTAACAGCCAGGGCTGAGGATATGACAGGTCGCACTGATGAATCCTGTGGGGTGGTCAGCCTTAAGGGTTTGATGGGTGAAGCCAGGTCCAACAAACTTATGTGTGCTGAGACCAAGGCTAAAAGGCGAGTCACCCTTAGCATCTGCGGTTTGGGTTGGTTGGATGAAACAGAGGTGGAATCCCAAATTCAAGCCCAACCTATCAGGCCTGTTGTCGCAACTCTGGCAGCGCCAGTGGTGGTTGATGAGCATAAGCCCATGGAAACTTTCCAAGATGCATGCCTAGCAGTTGAACATGCTTTCCCTGGCACCATGCAAGCCATGCTGAAACATTACAAAGTTTCCTCTGTGGATCAGTTGGTAGAAGCTCAACGGATTGATGCTGAAAAGCTGATAGCCAAGAAGATGGGGGCTAAATAATGAGCTTATTTGATTTATCCTCCTCTGCAGCAATCATGAAATTCTGGATGGAAACAGAAGCCAAGACGGATGATGCAGGAGAGTTGACAGGGGAAATCGATACCACCATTGATGATCTATTAAAAGAACTGGAAGGCAGCATTGAAGCCAAGATTGAAAATTACTGCTGGCTAATTAGGGAGCTTGAAGGAAGGGCTTTAGTTAGGCAAGCAGAAGCCAAAAGAATTAGGAACTTGGCCCTGACCAATGAAAACATGGTTAAGAGTCTGAAGGAAAGATTAAAGTTTTTCTTTGAAACTCAATCCATTCAAAAGCTTGAATGCAAAACCTTTAAGGTAAGCATTGCCAATAATGGTGGGGTCCAACCCTTGCAGGTGGATGTGCCAGCAGATCAGTTACCAACCCAGTTCCAAAAAATAACCATTGAAGCGGATAATGCCAGCATTAGGAAAGCTTTGGAAATGGGTACGGAAATTGAGGGTGTCAAATTACTACCGCGCGGAACTTCTTTAAGAATTAAATAGGAGAATGATTAATGGATTTTATGAATGAGCAACAGGATTTAAAATCGAAATCAAAGTTTGCCAAGGCTAATGATCTGGCTGATGGGAAGTATTCTGGCAAGATTTCCTTTGCTGGTTTTGTTGAAATAACTATTAAGGAAACTGGTGAGAAAAAACAAACCTATCAAATCAAGGTGATGTTGGGAGGGGTAGAAACGCAGATCACTTATTGGTTGAAGACTGATGCAGACTTAAGAAGACTGCTAACCAGCTTGGGCAGACTTGGCTTTGATGTTGAAGCATGGGGGCCAAAGTTTAATAAGCCTTATGAAAATGAACTGATTAAGGCTGGCGAAACTCTGACCAATCACATCCTAAGTTTCCACAAAAGCACCACATCCAATGGCTACCCTTCAATCGGATTGGATGAGCTATCAGAATCAAATGCAGACCTCCAGGCTGAACTGGATCAACTGCCTTTCTAACGACCACCCATTAGGGGTGGCAGGGTTATCATTGCCCCTGAGACAACCTTGATGGGGCTGTCAGCACCCACCCACTGACAGCAATCGTATTCATGAGCTTATCAGGCTGGTTTGTGGCATATGAGAGTGCCTTAGTAACACACCTGACTTGTTGTCAGACTAGCCAGCCTGATATTTAAAAACACACACAATTTAAATGAGGAATAAATAGATGAAAATATTAAGCATTAGTCCTGGGAATGGTTGGTTATCCAGATGGCAGAGTAAGGATCGATCAGATTCAAAGTTTCTGGAATTGGAAGTCATGGTTTTTGCTGTTATTGAAGAAGAAAAAGGTAATTCTAGAATTTCAAGTTTTAGTGGGCCGACTGGAGATGATGCTTTTATTGAAGGAATTCCAGACGATAGGAAGCAGGATGCTCATGAAGATTCCAAGGTTTTTGATGAATGGCCTTGGCATTTTCAGCAATGGGTAAAAGTTAGGGATCCAAACGCTAGTCAAGTGGCATTTGATCGACCTTATTCCGAATGAAAGACCAGCAACCAACTAAGGAAAGAATAACATGAACAAAGATTTTATAAAGCATGATGAGGAAATTTATGTGATTGCCGAATTAAGTGGAATTTCATGGTGGGATTGGCTTTTTAATTCAATACCTTCAATGCGTTTTCTACAAAAAACATATTACCCATTGGATGCTTGTATATCTTGGCATGAAAAACAAATTAACGGCAATGGTAGTACTAGCCAGATAGAAAAATCTACAAAGATTTTAAAAGAATTATGGCGCGCCATTGAATCACTTAGAGAGCAAATCCGCGATAAAACATTGATTAATGGGAGTGACTCCCAATGATCTTTTTCCAAGGAATGACAAAGACCGAACTTACCAAAGCCATCAGAGAAATCATCGGGAAAGTTAAGTACGGCATTGAATTTGAAAATCAATTGATTGCAGATTTAATAGGCCAGCACCATTATTATTGGTCAATTCAGGAAATAAAACCTTTGAAGTTTAAAAAAGAGTTCATGCCTAAGAGTTATATTTTTAAAGGCTGGACAGAGAAAGAAGGGTGGAAAGATGTATCTTGGAAAAAGTGCATTTATAAAAAAGATTCAACCTCAGTTTTAGTTGAGGCTTTACGCTATGCATCACATCCATTTCTTTTGGAATATAGAAAGAAAAATCCAATCTGTGAGATTTGCGAAATAGCAAAGTCCACAGAGGTTGACCATGTAGAACCATCATTTAAAGAAATAGCCAAAAGCGTTTTAGATACTTTTTCGGATGAACAATTAGAAGAAATTAAAAACAACTTTGACTTTTGCAAATCCGAGAAATTTAGTTTTCCTGAACAATTTGAAATGTTTAAACGCATGGAAGAAATTCACAAAACTGCAACGATTAAAGCTGTTTGCAAATCATGTCATTTAGATTCAGCAAGAGATAGAAAACAAGCAACCAAGAGGGTTAATTCATGACCTACGAACCTATCCCACATCTACCACCAGATGAACATGAAAACATCAGCGCATTCTTTGAACGCTGCTATGACCTGATCAGGGAACGAGCTGCTGAGTATGACCCACCAGTAGTCAGCTTTACCAAGATTGCTCTTTATTGGTCTGAGTATCTTGGATCAGAAGTAACCCCATACGATGTGGCTATCATGATGTGTCAGCTTAAGATCGCGCGACTTTCTAAAGGGCATCATCAGGACAGCCTAGAAGATGCTGCAGCTTATCTGGCAATAGCCAACAGTCTAAAGGAGCAGGTATGAAAAAGTACATTCTTCAAGGACATAAAGCCGTACTTGTGGACAGGGAGACTTACCTAAACCAACCGGAACACCAAGATCGCACAGTAGCAAAATCAAATATCGGTAATTACTTGGTGAGTACAGTTTTTCTAGGTCTAGACCATCAATGGCATGCGCATGGGCCACCTTTACTATTTGAAACTATGGTATTTGGAAAAGGGGAACTTGATGAAAGACAAGAACGCTGCACAACATGGGAAGAAGCAGAAGCTATGCACGAAACAATGTGTGAGGAAGTAAGACAACAAGTTAGCAAGGAGCAATCCCATTGCACTGGGCCATCTCATCCTACCCGGGAGTGAGACACGGCCGGTTGAACTTTGCAATGGGGTTTTTATCACAGGGTGGGGGAATTACCCCACCCATAACTAAAGAGAGAAAAATGCAATTCCTAGTACCTAAAAACTGGTCCAACTTTCAACACTACAAGAACAGGAATCCACCCTGGATAAAACTGCACAGAGGGTGCCTCATGGACCCTGCATTTCTTAGGCTAGATGTGTTTGGCAGGTCACTTTGCCCCATGTTGTGGATTTTAGCAAGTACCTATACAGATGGACACATACCTTACAGTATTGAAGATATTGCAGTGGTGTTGAGGGTTACTGATGCTGAATGTCTAAAAGGTATTAAGTCATTACTGGATAAGGGTTTATTTCAAATTATTGAAGTTGATGCTAGCAACACAAACGCAGATGCTAGCAACCTGCAAGCAGATGTGTGCAAAACAGTGCCTAGAGTAGAGGAGAGAAGAGAAGAGGAAGAGGAAGAGGAGAGAGAGAGTAGAGGAGAGGTAGACACCTGCTCTGAGCTGGTTCCCATCTCTGAGCCAACCAGCCCAGAACTTTACCAACCTGAAATGATCTTTCCATGTGTAGGAAATCCCAAGACATGGTCACTAACTCAAAAGCTCTTTGATCAGATCCAAGAAGCCTATCCAGATGCCCCTATTTTGGATTGGATTAAAAAAGCCAAGCTTTGGACAGAGACCAATACATCTAAGCGAAAAACGGCAAAGGGAATGCCATCATTCCTGTCCAGATGGATGGCAACCCAAACAGATAGGCCAGCCCAACCAAGAAACTTCCAAACCAATGGCAAAGCCAAGCCTGATCTGCAGGCAGCTTTATCAGCCATGCCCAAGGGATTTCAAATGCCACAGAGGATTCAGCCATGAATATCACTATCGATGCAAACCAACCTTATTTCGATTGGCCCGATTGGATTCAGTTTCATTCCACCTTCTACGGATGGGATCAGGAACGAGAACTCAAAATGCTTTTAGCCTGGTCAACCTACTTTGCATCAGAGGGTTATGGACCTGAAGAACTTTTGGCAGCTAGCAAAGATTTGACTGGGGTTAAAATATTCAAACGGGAGGAAACCATTCACGAATTAGAAAAGGCTTTACGGATCCGCAGGGAGAATTACCGCAGAACTATTAAACCTGAGGTTTCCGATTGCTCGATGTGCAGGGGCACAGGTTTGGTTTTGGTGCCATTCTTGAACCATGTGAAAAATGGGATCTGGTCAAGTAAATCTAAATGCTGGGTAAGCTGTATTTGTATTAACTCTTTACCATTTAAAAGCACTGCATCAGGTGAAGGTAAGAAAAATATCATGACCTTGGAAATTTATGAACTAAGGAATCCAGACTGGATGCGCCAGATGGCAGCATGTGAAGAATCCGAACGCAACTTAGCTAAAACCCTGAATGACTTAAGCCCCAATGGAAACAAACCTTTGGATGATATCCTAGACCGGATTGCCAAAAGGTTTGCCAAGAACCCAGAGGATGTATCACCACCCAAAATGATCGTGGATTCATCAGTCCGCACATATGGCTAAAATCTGATTAGGGATGGATCCCGCAACCGGAAAAGGAATCCATGCTAATTGATTTTGGTCCACACACAACAAATTTACTTTGGCGAATTGGTGAAGCAAAATCACTTTGGTTCAAGAAAAACAACTGGCCGATTCATATTCAGAGGATGACTAAGTTTGGTATCAGTGAAGAGCAAGCCAGAACCTATAACCAATTCTGTGGGCTAGCTGGTGAAGCAGCTTTGTGGGAATGGCTATATGGTGATCTCTCAGAGTTTTGGCAGCAGCAGGCATACCTGCATGAATCGCAATCCCTGACGGATGGTGGCACCGATATGCCAGGACTGGATGTTAAGACCCGTGATCTGATCACTGACCCAATCCCCTGGCTAATTATCACCCCACACAAATTAGATACCAAAGTTCGATATGTGCTTTGTGTGGTTCAAAGTGAACACCCAAGCAAACCTGAGACTATATCGGTTGAGATCATTGGATCCATTCATGGTGAAGTTGTAGACAGACTTAAAGAACACTGGTGGCATGAAGGACTTCATAGGATCACGATTGAGCAAGAGTATTTAACCCCACCCGAAACTTTAAAATGGTAGGAGAATAGTTATCACTGAAGGCACTTGCAGAAGATGTTTAAGGATCAGGATGCTTAGGTATGGTGTCTGCAATTACTGCGGATCTGAAGCCAGAACCACCACCCAAATGATGATCCTATTAGGCAAACAGAAAGCCATGATTAAACAGCTAAGGCATGAGAGAAGATTGCTTAAGTTCCAATTGCAGACTGCCAAGGCTAAGCTGGCAAGGTGCAAATCCAGTCCTTGAGATTTTGTATCTAAAGGATTATCGGCAAAAATGGGGGAATGAGGCTAGAGCTTCCAATACCACCATCTGCGAATCACATTTTTAGGGCATCCCGCAGGGGTCAAGTCTATAGGTCCAAGAAATATACAGACTGGCACAAAGCTGCTGAGTTAATGGCAATGCTGACTAAGAAGGGCAAGACCATAAACCCACCCTATGCCATAACCATGACGATCATTGGTGGTTCAGGATGGCGCAAGGATCGCGATCTAGATAACTGCTGGAAACCTGTACTGGATCTATTGCAGCACATAGGAATCATTCAAGAAGACAACTGCCAGCACATCACCCGATTGGTAGTCACCTATGCCAAGGGCGATGGTAGAACTGCAGAATGTCATTTAACGATAGCAGGTGCATGATGCCATCAGATCATGCTCACAAGAAGCACAACCCAAGACCAGCGCAGGGAAGGCGCACAGACCGACCAAGCCCACACCGCAGAGGCTATGGCAGGGCATGGGAGAAGATCAGGTTAGCCATCCTCAGAGAAGAACCATTGTGTCGTGGATGCCAAGGGCCAGCCACCTGTGTGGATCATATCCAACCTTTAAAACAAGGTGGCACAAACCACAAAACAAACCTGCAACCTTTGTGTGTTAGCTGTCATAACTCCAAGACATGGCATGAAACTTGGGGGCGAAAAAAATGAAAACCTTCAAAATCTCAGGGAAAAACCACATGACAGAACGGCAGGTAGGGGGGGGGTCGACAAATCC